GAAAAAATGCTTTTGGTGAAGGCACATATTTTTCTGAAAGTAAAGATATTGCTACAGAATATTTAGCTCCAAAAGCTAATTCTGCTGTATCTAATTTTTTATATAAAGATAAACTTATCGACCCAAATAATGAAATGAAAAGAAGTGCAGCTTTTGCTTTAAATTATTTTGATGGCGATAAAGAAGCTATATTGAAAATGTATAAACCAGAATATTATCAATCTGGTAGTGGCAAACAATTTAAAAAATATATAGATGCTATGGATGTAACAGATATAAAACCTGCTGGAACTTTATACAAAGTAGATATTCCTGACGAATATATGCCTAAAATGATTGAATGGGACAAACCTATTAAAGATCAACCAGAAGTATTTAATTTAATTAAAAGCAATATCAAAGATGATGATATTCGTAGATCGTTTGAATATAATGCAGAACGTGGAATAACTGGATCAAATGCCTATTCTAATTATATTAGTGGATCAACAGATTCAGCAAAGTCTAAAAACGCATTGGAATTAGGAATTAAAGGAATTAAATATTTAGACCCAAAATACATTAATAAAGACTTTCAACCTTATATGCAAAATTATGTAGTATTTGACCCTTCTGAAGTAAATATACTAGAAAAAGGCTTACTGAAATAACAATAGAGGGCAACCAACCTATAAGGAGTTGCAAAACAATGGATAACAATGAAGATAAAGAACCTAAAGTAGGCGCACCGGTAGGAAATACTAATTCTAATAAAAACAATAGAATATGGGCAAATACAATTAGGAAGTTAGCAGTCCAAGAAGACTACAAAAGAATACACGCTATTGCAGAGAAGCTATATGAGAAAGCACAAGAAGGTGATCTAGGTGCTATCAAGGAAATAGGCGATAGAATAGATGGCAAAGCTATAGCTACTACAGAACTATCAGGCGTAGATGGTAAAGACTTACCTATCAGCATTGGATTAGACTTTGTTAAACCAAAAGACGATAGCCCAGTTTCCTGACAAGCTAGACTTCCTATTCCAACCACATAGATACAAGGTAGCTTATGGTGGTCGTGGTAGTGGTAAGTCTTGGGGGATGGCAAGAGCATTACTATTACAGGCAAGCAATAAGCCATTAAGGATACTTTGTGCTAGAGAAATTCAAAAGTCTATCAAACAGTCTGTTCATACATTACTTGACGACCAAATACAAGCACTTGGGCTTGGTGCATTCTACGAGGTCTTGGAAGCAGAAATTCGTGGTCTTAATGGTTCAAGTTTTAGCTTTACTGGTCTTGCTACAAATACTGTCGAGTCTATTAAGTCTTTTGAAGGCTGCGATATAGTATGGGTAGAGGAATCACAAACAGTTAGTAAGAAGTCATGGGATATTCTTATACCCACTATAAGAAAGCCTGACTCTGAAATATGGGTATCATTTAACCCTAATATAGATACAGACGATACATACCAAAGGTTTGTTATCAGTCCACCAGATAACGCTAAAGTCGTTAAAGTTAATTACCATGATAACCCTTGGTTTCCAGAGGTCTTGGAAATAGAACGTAAGCATAGTGAGAAGACTAACCCTGACTATGACAATATCTGGGAAGGTGATTGTAAGGCAGCAGTTGATGGTGCTATCTATGCTAATGAGATAAGAGAAGCACAAGAAGCTGGTCGTGTGACAGCAGTTCCTTATGACCCTATGTTAAAGGTTCATATCGTCATGGACTTAGGATGGAACGACAGCATGTCAGTTATCCTATGCCAACGTGGTGTATCAGATATAAGAATTATAGGTTACATAGAAGACGATCACCGGACACTAGATAGTTATTCAGCACAGTTAAAAGACTTATCTTATAATTGGGGAACAATGTTTCTACCACATGACGGACAGTCTAAAGACTTTAAGCATGGTATATCAGCAGAAGACATCATGCGTAAGCGTGGATGGGATGTAAACATAGTGCCAAAGAATGATATAGAGTCAGGTATTAAGTTATCTCGCATGAACTTCCACAGAATATACTTTGATAAGTCATCATCTCGTTTAGTGGAATGTTTAAAGAATTATCGTAGAGCTATAAACTCTGCAACTAATGAGCCTAGCGCACCATTACATGACCAATACAGTCATGGTAGTGATTGTCTGCGATATGCGTGTAGCTCTATAGAACAAATGAAAAACGAATCATGGTCATCCAATAAAATACAGTATTCAAACATAGGAATTGTTTAATGAAATTATCAGACAGCGAAATAGTAGCTAGAATAGAAGCTGAAGAAAGTAAGTCTTATGGTGTCAATGACTCACAATTGTCATTTGAACGATCAGAGGCTATTAACTTTTATCTAGGCTTACCTTTCGGCAACGAAGTAGAAGGTCGTAGCCAAGTCGTATCTTATGACGTGCAAGATACTATTGAGTCTGCACTTCCACAATTACTCAAAGTCTTTGTAGCTGGTGATAAAGTCGTTACCTTTGACCCTAAAGGTCCTGAAGACCAAGATGCAGCAGATCAAGAAACTGACTATGTAAACCATGTAGTCATGGAAAAGAACGCAGGCTTTAACATATTCTATGTATGGTTTAAAGATGCCCTATTAAGTAAGAACGGATACGTCAAGGTTTATACTGAAACTGAAGACGAGATGGAAGAAGTAGAGTATAGCGGTTTAACAGACGCACAACTCCAAATGCTTGCTTCAGATGATAAGACAGAAGTATTAGAACATACTGCTTATCCTGACCCTAGTGTAGATATAGCTATGCTTCAACAACAAGCTATGATGAATAACCAAGACCCTATGTCTATCATGCAACCTATGTTACATGACGTTAAGCTCAAAGTAACAGAGAGCAAAGACAGTATCAAGATAAAGAACGTAGCACCTGAAAACATGATGGTATCAGTAGATACTACAGGTCCTTCACTCCATGATGCTCGCTTTGTGCAACATAGAGAACTTATGGCAGTTGCAGATATAGCACAAGCATTTAACCTTTCAGAGTCTAAAGTCGAAAGTATCATGTCTGACATTAGAAGCGTATTTGAGCAAGAGTCTAATTCAAGAGATATTTATAGTGAGGAATTTGACAGAGCTGTAGATGAAGATGATGCGCTAGTCAAAGATACTTACATTAAGATCAATGGTGAAAGATGGCGTTACGTTGTATTAGGTAACGAAATTATCTATAAAGAAAAATGCGAGTATGTACCCTTTGCTTGTATTACTCCTATGATAATGCCACATAGACACATAGGTCGTAGCTATTCAGACTTAACACAAGATATACAAATGATTAAGTCTACGCTATTGCGTGGACAACTAGATAATATGTATCTAGCTAACAATGGTCGTTATGCTATTAGTGACAGAGTAAACCTAGATGATATGCTTACATCACGCCCTGGTGGTATTGTGCGTGTTAGTGGTGAGCCTGGTTCAGCTATCATGCCATTACAGCATCCACCATTACCTGCATCTACCTTCTCAATGGTAGAGTATATGGACTCTATGAAAGAAAAGAGAACAGGTATCACAGCATATAACCAAGGGTTAGACTCTAACTCACTAAACAAGACAGCTTCAGGTGTTGCTCAAATTATGAGTGCAGCACAACAACGTATAGAGTTAGTCGCAAGAACATTCGCAGAAACAGGTGTCAAAGACTTATTCCAATTAGTCCATAAGTTAGTGAGAACAACCCTTACTAAACCTGACATTATTCGTCTACGCAATAGATGGGTAGAAGTAGACCCTAGAGAGTGGAAAGCTCGTAAAGATATGTCTATCTCTGTAGGCTTGGGTGCAGGTAACAAAGACCAACAACTTATGCACTTAACCACTATCTTACAGATGCAAAAAGAAGCTATCCAAATAGGTATCACTAACCCTGAAAAGATATACAACGCACTTGCTAAACTGACACAGAATGCAGGCTTTAAGAACCCAGAGGAATTTTGGACTAACCCTGCTAATACACCTGAACAAGAAGGTCAGCAACAAAAGCCTACTGAAGCAGAGATCATGGTGCAAGGTCAGCTACAGATAGAACAACAAAAAGCTCAAGCTCAAATGATGCAAGAGCAAGAACGTAGTAAGAATGATATTATTATTGAGCGTGAGAAGATTATTGCACAGGCAGAGTTAGAGAAGTTTAAAGCTCAACTGAAAGCTGAAACAGACCTAGCCATTGCACAACTTAAAGCTCAAGTAGGATTACTATGAAAGATAAAAGTTTAGAAGAAATTAAGTTAGGTGAACAAGCAGGTGTCGTATTAGAGAACCCAGCATTCATCAACGCTATGCAAGCTGTTAAAGATAACATCATCAAAGCTATGGGAACTAGCGGATTAGGTGATGAACAAACACATAACAGACTAGTGATCGCATTACAATTATTAAACCAAATAGAGAAACAACTTACTGATGTCATGCAGACAGGTAAGATGGCATCTATCCAAACAAGTAGTAAGTTAAAGATATTTAGGTAAGGACAAGCCTACTTAAAGCTCACTTTAGTGAGTTTTTTTATTGTC